TAATGTTTTCCGCGTGTGCCGCGATATGAGCTGTCATTATCATAGTCCTGTGACATTCCATCAGCACGGCTATAACGTCCCATGCTGTCGCGCTTGCGGCGCGCTTCGCTGTATTCTCCACCGTCCATTTCGTCCATTACCTGATTGTAGTACTCTTTTTTGCACTTCCAGTACTCCACGTTCTCCATGTCTTTCCACATGTCAATCAGTTTGTATGCGTTTTCAAGGTTGCTGGTGTTCAGGCCCTTCTCCGCAATATTGTCCAGCTCTTCGTGGATTTTTTGCATTAATTTATAACTCATAGCCTTACCTCCTTAACCTATTCTGCTAACTACAAGGTTAGCGTCTGATACTGTCGCCGCTGCGGTTCCAACGTTTTTCACCGACAGGGTAGCACAACATGGCTTGCACACTCGTACTTCTACAGTTGCTGCTCCATTGATTGTTGCGCCGGCGGCAACCGTGTTCTGGATTCTTGCACCGGGAATGCCTTCGCCGTCCTGCTGTACTTCAAAAATAACGTCACCTGCTGCGGCTGCGGAAAAGTTTCCGTTAAATCCTACGCGGTACAGGCCAGGAAGCAAAACTACCCTACCAGAGAGTGCCTCATGCCTTATGTTTGGACAATTGCAAGAATATATCCTGTTTGCTGCAAACAGAACGCTTGCATTGACTGCAACAGTCTGTGTCCCAGCAGTTACAAAATCTGCCATAATAAATCCTCCTTATATGCACAGAAGGGCAAGCTTATGCATACCCTTCCATGTGTGTAATACTACTGTTCAGTAGACATGTCCTTTTCGGACAAGATACGCAATATGCGGTTGTTTTGGTCGATAATCTTTTCCATGTATTCCTTATTCTCCTGTTGCAATGCTTCCATAATATCATTATTTGACACATCACCAACAATCAAAAGCAAATTTATCATTTGCAATGCAGTTGCATACAGAGCAAGATTATCGTAAAACTGTTCGTTTCTCATTAGCACCCGCATCCAGTATTGTATCCACAACCACAGTTAGAGGCATATGGATATGGCGCTGGAACCGTATAAGCCGGTACAGGCTGCGGCTGACGAAGCTGTGCAACGATTGAGTTACCAACTGCATCAATAAATCCGTTCTGGGCAGTCTGGCTTGCCTGGAATCTAAGGGTTTGATTCTCCGCCTGTAAGGTAGAAATCTTATCCTGAGTTAAGAAGTCAAGAATAGCTCTTGTATTGCTGTTGTTGTTGTCCAGAATATCCCTAGTTGCGGTCTGAATGGTGTTTCTGGTATCGCATGACTGTGTAGCCAGGTTATAATTTACACCATCAATTGCGCGCTGTGTCTGGCAGCAGCAATCATGGAGCTGATAGCCCATCTGGCATAAGCTACGGTCCACTCCGCTGAAACCGCTGGTAATGGTGTTGTTCAGCGCATACGTGCTATCACAAATGCCCTGCTGAATACCCCTTATACCATTTTCGATTCCGTTGAGGGCAAATCCCTCATTGATGTCTGCACGTGTTGCTAATCCCTGCAATCCTGCACCTCCTGCTCCATTGTTTCCAAAGCCGTTTCCATTGCCCCAGCCACAGAAAACAAATAAGAACAGTATAATAATCCACCATGCGCCGCCATCTCCAAAGCCATCATTGTTGCGGTTTGTTCCTCCTGTAGCGGCGGCAATGTCTGCTAAACTATAGCCTGAATCCATAATTGTCTACTCCTTTAAAATATATTTACAAAATCATGCGCATTGATTTATGTACTATTTTTTCATGTTATTAAGCATCTGCTGAAACTGCCGGGCCATTTGTTGGGCCTGGTCTAATTGCCGCTGAGTTATCTGGCCGGACTGTAGCATCTTCTGTACTTCTTCTTGAGGGTTTCCCTTGAAATTGTTTTTAAACTCCATAAATTTCTGTATCATCTGCATGGGGTTGTTTCCTCCGCCCATCCCAGGAATCATTCCTCCCATTGGGCTACCTCCACCCATTCCACCTAACATGTTAAATAATGGATTCATATATTACTTCCCCTTTCCTGTTGGTGCTGTACTGGTTTCTAAAAGTCCATATAATTCATCATATTTTGCCTTTAAATCCTGATACTCATTTCTGGTAACATACTTTTCATCTAGATTTTCAGCCGATGTAGATTCCTTTTTCCGTCCATTAACAATCTCTTTATATTCAAAAGTGCGGAGTGTTGGCATACCTGCTGCATCTGTTGTTTTAATATAAAAGTACTCATTTTCGCTATCCATCAGTAATATGGATGTGCTTGGCGCTACTAAATACGACTTTGCCCCGGCTTCACCCTGCACCCATAATATTCCCTGGTTGGTCTGCGGGACCTGTGAAACCTGCGTCTGTTGCGGCATTTGGTATGGTGCCTGTAGCTGCTGCAATCGGTCCATAGGTGGTTGCATCTGTGGCTGATAAGGATATGCGTTTGGATATGTATTCAGATAGTTTGGATTGATAAATGGTTGCGGCATTATATCCCCTCCGTTCTTTTATAATCCAATTATCCCATAAAAAATAAGCCCTTGACAGGTCGTCAAAGACTTATAAAAGTATCACGCAAGTATCAACATAATCGGATTATTTTGTTGTTTACTTTTCTGCTCAATCTCTTTGCTGTGGATACACTTACATTCATTAATTCAGCGCAATACTCCAAAGGATAGTTCTTGGCCCGGTACTCAAACAGTGCCCGTTCTTCATCCGTAAAGTTACAATATGTACGAAAATAGTTTAGTTCTGGCACTGTAAAGTCATATACCTTCAACGCAACGCTCCTTAAATACCTTCTGACAAATGCTTTATCATAGCTTCTTTGGTTTTTTTTAAACCCTCTATGTTGTTACCGGTTATACGATTATCAATTAATGCTATCATTCCTTGGCATAAAAGAGATTGCATATCTCTTATTTCTTTGATAGATTTATAATCATTTTCCACATTTATTTCTAATTTATCCACTCGATTTTTTAGCTTAAATGCCGGATGCAACAATTTGTATATTACGGCTCCTGCGCCTCCAAGAGTAATAATCCAACCGCATACAACCATAATAGAGTTTAATGTTTCCATAAATTATCGCCTTTCCCAGTAGTATATTGGTATTTCTTGACCGCTGTCCCATGTGTCCCAGTAAAATCCATCCACAACCGTTACCACATGACCATCAAGCCCAAGAACAAATACTCCGTTTTGGTGGTCTGCCGAAAATTCTTCCACGGTATAATCTTCTGGATATTCGTCTGGTATAATGTTTCTCCGAAACCCGTTGCGCCTGAGATATGTCCCCCACACGCTGTTAGCTGACGGCATATCTGATTTCTCGCACGCCACCACCATAACGCCAGCAAAGGCGGTTTCCCAATCCTGTCCGGTTGCTTTGCAGATTGCACGTATGGCACAGTCGCCTACACGCTGATTACGGACTGGGTTAGGGTTATATGGTTTCCATCTATTCAAATTCATTCCCCTTTCGCATTTTGATACCGTCTCACCGCCCCTCTGGCCTTTGCAGCCTGTTCACGGCTCCAGCGGGCAATCTGTAATCTCTCTGACTGAGTTCTAAGGTTATTCTCCTTACAAAACTCGTTATATGCCTTATACTGCTTGGATAGCAAGTAGGATTTCCGGTCAAGCGCCTGCTGTAGCTCAAACTTTGCCGCCTCGTCCTGGCATTTCTCTACGGCCTCTTGCAGGCCCATAACCTCGCGCTTGGTCTTGCGGATGCGGCGTTCAAGCGTTCGCTGCCGCTTCTCCAGCTGCTCAACCTTGTAATTGTCTGCGGTTTGGATGTCTTTGTATGGATTGTTTACCCCATCACCGCTTCCGAAGGAGTGACGACAGTTCCATCCACATAACCCTTCACCTGTTCCGTATCCAGTATGGGAAAATGGAGGAAAGCGCTTATCCTTTCCAGTCCTGCTATAAAACTGCCCTTGCCACCATAAATGATTGCCCGGATTCTGCCCTCCGTCACCGGTTCTGGCCCCGATGTGCGCCGACACCAGTATGATATCCCAGTCCATTTCTTCCATACGCTTAATAGATATATCTCCCGTGGCCTGGGCCACTCCGGTGCGTACTGCACGCGCTGTGGCAGTTTCTATGGTATCTTTGTGGCCCGAAGGATAATGTACTATTACTCCACCTGATACCACATTATTAACTGCTTCTTTGACGGCCTGTGTGTACGATACTACCCCAGAAGATACAAGATGGTATGCATTATCACATTCGTTTATAAAAAGCCTTTGTGCGGCTTCTGCTGTTGTCCTAGTATAGTTTTCCCATTCCCCCATAGTAGCAGTCATGTTGCGTTCCATCAATCGAATAAGCTGCGGTGATTGGGTAAGCGGTGTTGGAGACAAACCAGCAGCTTCATATATTTTGTGGTCGCATTCCAAAGCCTTGACTCCCGCTTCTTCCATTGCGGCCTTGATTTCTTTTTCCTGTCGCTTAGTGATTTTGGATAACTCTGCCGTTATGTCCTCCAGCAGATATCCTGCATCCTGCAATATCTGTATTCGCCATCGGTCAGAGGAGGTGAGCAGGTAATCATCGCCGCGGCCTATGCGTATCATCATGCGGTCTATTATCTGACGGATAATGTATGTATGAAGCTGGGAGGCTATTTCTTCGGAACCATCAGCTATATGCTGGAGATAATTAGGACTCAACATTCTGTATTCCTTCTATTAGTTTTTTTAATTCAGCAATCACAACATTTGTATCTTGTACATACTCCACAGTCACGTCCGGCTCCGGCCCCTCCGCAGTCACTGTGATGGTTGTCCGGCCTGTGTAGGCGGTAAGGGCGTTTAGGGCGGCTTGGGTATCGGCCGGGAGGGGTTCCCAGGTGGGTGACTTGCGCTCCGCTATTACATGCATTGGGTCTGCTGACAACAAGGCTTTAAGGGTATCCAAAGTGGCCGTGCTATTCAGAAATATCCTTAAATATTTTGTACTGCTGTAAGAGTAGGCAATGATATTATCACGAACCCCTTTCCATACATTATCAGCTTTATCCTCGCTTAATCTATCACATAAGAGAGCGGAACCAATTTTTATCAGACTGTCGAAGTCTGCTACACCAAATGACTTAGAACCACTGGTGTTAAACTGATTCCAAGTCTCACTGCCATTGAGGATTAATGGTACTATCTTCCGCTCTACTCCCCACACACCATCCTTGCATATTATCCGGTCCCGCACATCCCCGATACCTCGTAACGGCTCCGTGAGGGTGATGGTTGCGGTCTTGGACTGGTAGGGCTCCCCCGTCACCGTCACCGCCGTGACATCCGTACTCACAATCTCCTGCGGATATTCCGGGCTGGGGGATGGCCTGCCTCCGGTGTAGGGTTCCCAGGTCCCATCACCATCCTGATATAACATTGGATGATATGTACCTGGCGTTATGGTGCTTCCAGTGTTTCCGTACAAAAAAGCTTCTACGCGCACATTTTCATTATTAAGCATCTCTTGGGTTATCTGCTTCGTGCTGTTCCCCTGCATTTCCGCCAATACTGTGCTTCCATCCCATATTCGTATGTACAGTTTAGGCATGGTCAGTTCGCTTTTTAAAATCAGATTCCCAGGCTTTAAATGATTTTTTAAATAATCTAGCTGGTAGCTTGCGCTAAAGGCTTCAGTCAATGCTCCTGTACCGGATATCTGGTAACCTCCATCCGCAGTATTGATAACGGCTCCTCCCGCACTCTTGCTTACCGCGCTTAAATCCAGCAGCTGAGCCCCGGTCGTGGAAAACTGCTCGCTCTTGCCGGCTATCTCCATGCCGGGTATCGGTGCCTCCCACGCATCGTCCACCGTGACTTGCGTGGTGTCGGATGCCGAGCCGATAAGGGCATTGGCGTATCTAAGGTCCGTCTCGCGCTTGTTGTAGCCTACGAAAGCAGCCTTCTGGGACTCCACGTAAGCCTTATTATCTGCCAACGCCTGTGCCGAAGCGGTGGCGGACTGAGCAGACGCCGCGGCAGAACCGGCGGCGGCTGTCTTACTGGCCTGGGCATCATTGGCATGGCCCTGGGCAGTGGATACCTTACTATCCATTTGCTCAACAAAATTTTCAAACCAATTCTGGTCTGGCTGTGTAATACCAGACCCTGGAATTAACCCCGAATGTATTGTATATATCTTTTCTTCTGTTTTTAATATATACGCTTTGGTATTCGGCGCTGTACCATTTACCCATACGCCAATCTTAATGTCTCCTGACTGTTGCGTTGCTTTTTCTGGTACAATCCAATTAAATCTGATAGTACTATCGTTATACATTACATTCACTGGACTATCTTCGCTGCCGCTTCCATCTTTTAATTCATAGTGTATCCATATAGACATTCCCATCAAATCAATGCCATCATAGTATCTATCCATCATAAAAGATATATACTGGCTGTATGCTTCTCCCTGCACTGATATCTGCGCAGCAATGTCACCAATTGTACGTCCTTCGATGTAGGTATAATCTTCATCGTGATATTTTGGATAATCCATGTATTTATCACTTTTTACCCATTCTTCTGTTGTGCCTGATGCAAATACGGAAAACGCATCATCCAAATTATTAGCATACATGTATTTTCACCTCTGGTCTATTACTGCGAAATCCGTTACAATCCTTACATCCTTCTTTTCCCCAACTATCCTTACGGAGAATCTTTTTAACCGTGCCACATCATCCGGGACGCGACATCGATTACCAAATATAGGAACATAGTACTTCTGTTCAAACACAGCTACCTTGTTATATCCAACCCATGATGCATCGAATTGGAAATCACATTCGAGGTAGTTTTGTGTTCCTGCTACAAGATATGGATGCGGAGAAGTATTTACGATATGCTGTTTATCTACATTGAATTTTAATGTTTCCATATTATTCCTCCCCAAATAGCATTGGACCTTCCTTCGGCTGTGCTTCCTGTACCATAGCCTTTGCATCTTCTTCAGACAATCCCTCAAACTTCTGAAAATACATCCAGGCCGGCACTTTCCCCTGCACAACATACTGCCACCATCTTGCCCGGTCCTCTTCACGATTGTATGTAATGTCCCCAAAATCATATGTGATTTCGTAGTTGCCGGCGGGTGCCAGTCCGTACAGGTCAGCATATACATTGAGCGCATATATTGCCCCGTCAAGGCAACTTTCCAATTTGTCGCGCACATCCTTGATTAACTGGATAGTGCGGCGGTCATCAGCTTCTACTTGTGTTGCTGTGACCATACCTGTTTTTTCATCAAGCACAAAATATCCGTTGGAATATCCACACTTAAATCCCAGGAAAGAAAGTAAGTTATTAATTCCGGTTATTCTGGTATCAGTATTTAATGATGGATTAATCTCATGGTAAAATTCCCCATTACTATTTCCAAATACATTTCTTACATAATGTGGTAATTTAACTTTATTTACTCCTGGGCGTTTTAAATTTCTTCCATCACCAAGCATTAATTGGTCATCGATTAATATAATTTTCTCACTGTCAAATATTTCACCCACATTCCGACTATATGCCACATCAAGGTCCTTTAATTCCTCTATGGCCTCGGCAT